CACACATATTAATTATCATTAAACGTGCTGCATAATAAGGAAGTGCACCTGTTACTAATTCAAGAAGTTTTGCTCCACCTGACATATCGGGTTCTATTTTAAACGCGTCTTGTGTTACTTCAAAATCGCTGTGCGCCTTTATTTCGACATGAATTTTTTTGCCTAAAAGAATTGCTATTTTTTTAGCTGTTTCTTCGGCACTAAAATTTGAATAGAATTCAAATTCAACGCCAACAAGGGCATTTTTTAAGATATTGGCATCATCGAGATTATTCATTTACTATTAATATATTACTTATGTTAGTTATATATCTTTAATAAATAAATTGATGTCAGATACTCTACATTATATAAACAATAAACTCCATATTTAAATATGGAGTTTATTAATGTATATATATATATTTGTTTATAAATTCAAGAAAACTTTTCTAGTATCTACATCTATTCTAATAACCTGAACTGTCATTGGATCATTTTTTCCAAGAGAATTAACATCGAATCCAACTGGCAATTCTGAAACATGTAGTAATCCAACAATACCATCTCCTATGTCGACAAACACTCCGTAATCCTTAACTGATTTAATAACTCCGATTACTTCAACAGGAAACGTAGGATATTTTAACAAAATATCTTTCCAATTATCTACTGTTTCAACTACCTCCAATTGGGTTAATGTAATTTTAGAATCACTAATGATTTCCTTTACCATAAATTCAATAGTATCTCCCGGCATAATTTCCCTAGACTTGTGCTTCTTAGTCATTTCCACACTTAAATCATTTATATGAATCATTCCAGTTAAACATTCATCAAATTCAACAAACACACCGTATTTCGCAGAACCTGTGACTTTACCTGTTTTTGTTTCTCCAATACTTTCCCTAAGATCTTCTACTTTATTTGGAATAAGAGCTTGTAAATATTTTCTATGAGATACTATAACCGTTCCTCTTTCGGGAGAAAAGCTCATAGGTACGACATACATTGTAGTATTTAGTACTGATTCAAAATCAGCGAGCTTATTAATTCCAGCTAAAGATCCTGGCATAAAGCACTCAATTCCCTGTATGTTTACAAAGTATCCACCGTTTGGAATCATTCCAGTAACCGTTCCGCTATATGCTGTATTTCCAGCTTCCGCTGCTTGTAATATTTCCCTGAGAGTAGCTGCCTTAATTCCAGCTTCAACTGAACCTAATACAAACCCTCTAGAATTTGAACCTCTATCGGCCGTTATTTCTATATCTACATTTGCGCCTACAATTAGTCCATCTTTAGAAAATTTAGATTCTCTTGACATATCAACGTATATCATTTCTCTGTAACCTACATCGATTGAAGCCCATTCATTATCTATTGCATATACCTTTCCAGTATGCATTTCTCCAATAATAACGTCTGATATAGAGGGTGAAAGCAATTCATGATTTCTCATTAAATCAAATAATTCTTGAGCATACGTATCCCTTGAGTAAACCTTCTCAGTGGTATTATTTTTAATATGTGGATTTGGTTTTCTAAAGATAGTTGGGCAATCAACTGTGTGTTCTGACCAATTAAAGTCAAGTAATTGAATTGATAAATCCTGCGTGGTAGTAACGTCGTTTGACATCATGTTTTTTGTTTGTTAGTTAATAAATTATTAAGTTATATATTATATTTTCTAGGGTACATTTAAACATTTAAACAGGAAGTGCATCAAGTTTATTTTTAATAATAGCAAGTACACCTATCATTGCTAAAATAGAATCGGGTATTTCAAACTGAATTTTAAGAGATGAAGACAACATTCCAGAAAATATAACGCTTATTGTATTTAATATTGATGATATAGTGTTAACTTTCTCTTTAGTTGATATGGCTATTTGTGGAACATTAGGCACTGCTGCCGGTACTGCTATTACTGAAGGTATAAGTGCAGCTGTGGCAATTGAACTTATACTTATAGGTAATTGTTTTATGGTATTAGTTGCCATTTTAAATGAAGACTTAATATTGTCTATTTCTGCATTAATCATGATTTTTACATGTTGAGAATTATAATATTCCTCAAGCTGTTTTTTCATTTCATTAGATTCAGACTCGGCTTCCTCTTCACTATCAGATACTTCTTTAATTTTACTTTCAACTGACTTTACTTGTGTATCGATAATATTTTTAACTACCTCCTTATATGTTAAGCCAGGTATTCCTCCTTCTTTGTTTAAGTCATCTAGCGCCTTTGAAATTTCTATTGATGATGCCATTTTTATTTGTTTTGTTGTTGATATTTAATATGTGTCTTCTTTAATTTCGAAATAATAACAGGTGTTGTTGCCGTAGGAGGACCTGATGGTCCCGTTGGTGTTGGATGAAAATGATTTTTATAGTCATCTAATAGCATATCTAACCATTTCTGTAAAGAAACACCACGAACTGCTGGCTCTGCTGTATCTTCACCTGACTCACCAGTATTACTTAAAAATATATTTCCGGAATCTAAAAAAATTTGATTATCGGTTGATATTTTAATATTTCCATTTTCATCAATTTGTATAAGAGGTCTTTCCTTTGCACCTGTTCCTCTTGTGATAACAAGGCCGTCTTCCGGCGAATGATATATTCTAATATTACGTACCTCATCATATACTAGCGAAACTACATTATGTGCTTCAGCTGAGTTATCTAGGATGTCATTCTTTAATGATTTACTTTGATTAATCTGAAACCAATACTCTGGATGGTATATGTTACCATTATCAAATCTAACCGCCACGATTGTTCCTATATTCGGAACACTATGGAAGCCAACACTATCCCTATTCATAGGTGTTGCCCATGGAATTGAATCAATAGGAAGCTTATCAAACTTTCCATATACTTTAATTCTACATCTACCTAAAGAAACAGGATCAATATTATCTACAACCTCACCTATCCAATGAGTTTCTCTAATGTTATCTTTTTCTAATTCGTTATCAGTTGCCATTAATCATTTACATTTCCTAAGTTATTTATTGCGCCTTGTGTTAATCCTTGACCAATAGTTGCGCCTGGTGGAATTCCATATACGTTTTGCTGAACTGCTATCCCTATATTTCTGGTTTGTTGAGTAACATCAGTTGCTCTATCTACTCCTCTGACAAAATTTGAAAATACATTGTCAAACGATGGTATTCTATTTATTGTAAGGTCGCGTGCCTTCTGTGTTAGTTGATTCTTCTTTGCAATCGCAAGGTTATTAAGTGCTTCCTTTCCTTTTCTAGATACCTCATCAATTTTTCCATCAATTTTTTCTCTAGCCAATTCTGCCGCGTTTGTTGCTGTTGAGAATATTTCAGAATCAGGAGAAGGCGATAATTGAGGTTGAGTATATGGTAATGGAGGAACAATTCCATTTAATACTCTCGCTTCTATTCTTTCTAACTTTTCATACTTGATTGCAATACTATTAGTGGCAACTTCAGTTGGGCTTTTTGAAAGATCTGCAAAAATATTAGTTCCCGATGTTAAATCAAATTCACAGTATCCTAATCCTATCATAAAATAAGGTCTTGCTCCTGTGCCCGCTATATTTGAATTGCTGTTTTCAACACCTAATTTAGGTTTAAAATTTTCAGGAAATCCACTTATAGCATCTTTATTTAATTTAGTAGGAATTCCATTTACAACTATTTTCGTATTGATTTGTATACTTCTAACCTCGGTTACATATACATACATTCTAAATTGACGTAAATTAATAGGTAGTATATAATTCCATTTACGTTCATCAAATACAGCTCTTCTATATAAATGCATTAAACCTGCAATTGGAAGATTTAAAGATTCTAATGTTTCGATTTCTATCTTAGCGTCATCTCCTCCCATATATGCATTCATTGGATTATATTGTTGTAACCTTTCTAAACCTTTCAATGATTGCCAGTACCATGGTAATTCATTGTTAATCGTTTGTAATGCAGACTTGAATGCCTTTAAATCAGCAAGTCTTTCGGCATAATATGGATCACTTGAAATATTTTCTAGAAAAGCCTCTGCCGGTCCTGCCAATAATGGAGAACTTTCAGGAGAGTAGAAATCAAAAAGAAGCGCAAACGAAAGATACGTAGGGTCTTGGTATGGAAATCTCTGATATGACCCTTTTCTAAAGTCATCGGGTGTTTTAAAATCTGACATATCTTATATATTTTTATTTTTTAGAAGTAGTATTTTTATTTATATTATTAACTCTACTTGGCCATTCTCTTCTTAAAAGATTTATTTTTTGCTTCACTGCATTAAATCCGGCCTTATAGTAATATGACATACCACCTACTATGTAATATCCACTTAAAAATTCATCAACAACATATTCACTTGGATCAACTCTATTTCTTTCATCAGGTACTATTACATCAAAACCATCCTTTTCTTTTTTCTCTTTTACGACCTTATCGGCTCCTACCTTTCCCTGTTCATTATTGTATATTATTACTGGCAACTTATGATATCGATGTATCGCTGGATTAAACATGTTTAGTTCGATATCCAGTGACATCTTTTTAACTTCGTCCATATTGTATGCATTATTTACAGCAGAATATTCGTAATTTAAATGAGTATTAGATGTTTCATTACTTCCACCCTTTCTTCCAACATACTTATACTTTATTTCATTTTTGTATCTGTCTTCATCTCTTCTTCCCTTTAAAGGCTCTTCGATATCCGTCATTAATTTACCAACTGCAGCTTCGATTTCATGAGAAACCAATCCTTCTTCTGAATCATTTTCAAAATATTGCAGAACTCTTTTATATCCATTTTTTTTCATAGAAGCACCTGTCTTATTTTTAATAGACTGTTTTTCAATGTATAAATTGGTACCTATATTTCTTTTATGATTACTTAATAGTAATAGAGTAGTAGCTTTGTTTATTGCAGCATCAACATCATCCGAATCAGGTCGATCTGCCATTTCATTTTCCCATGCAAGAATTACTGATTCAAATCGTTCTTCTGAATTCATTAATTTATTTACGTTAACATAATTGATGTAATAAAATGGATCGATGCTGTATGTCTGAAAGCTATTTTCATCAATATACGAGTGTCTAACTAAATCGTTTAATGTATCAATGACTGAATTAAAGGGCAACACTAGATTCATTGAATCGTCAGTGGCGTCAATGTTAGTAGCTACTCCTAACTTTAAATCATTTGCAATTAATTCGATATGTTCTAATGAAGTTCCTATACCATATGACTTACAATCCTCTGAATACATTCCAGGGATTTTCATCCTACCCATAAATATATATTTTCCTCCAGTGAAACTATCACTCTTTTGAAAAGGAGTTTCAACATAAATAATATCAAAATCTATTCGTAAATCCTTATATGCTACTTTGTCGTGTGCTGCCATTCTTACATTTATAACATCCCCATCTCTTGGAAACATATCAACATCAAATAATCCAAGACTGTCTATTATTGTAATATCGATAGTTGGAATTACGCCATGGCAATCTATTATCATGTTAGATATATCACTATCTCTAAACACATATCCATTAATAGAAATCATAAGATCATATCCTAATGATGTATTTGCCCTCTTATTTCCTTCATTCTCACCTAATGATGCAAATTTAACCTCATCTAGTTTTATAGTAGGTTCCGTTATTGTAAGAATATGATTGTTAATTGATGCCATTTATATAGTAATTATACCGTTTGATATTGTAATATTAGTATCTCCTTCTTTTAAAAGATTTGGAGGTAATATTTGTCTTGATCCATTATATTTCAGAGATGCCTTTCTTTGTAAATATGCAATACGTGCTGCGTCAATTGCCGGAATTCTTTTAGTATCAATAAATTGATCTCTAATAGAAATAGAATTTGTAGTTCTATTAACCATAACAATTGGGATAATTGAAGCGAGAGCAGCAACCTTGTCCGGGATTTCTAATTCATCACCTTCGGCTAATATAAATGGGTTTGAAATATTATTCCATTTTAAAATGTAATCACAATAGTTCGAATTGCCATAATACATTAAAGAAATTAGGTCTATTCTACCTACTTGATCTTGCGTTACTATATGAACAGCAGTAATTTCAGTAGTCGACGCAAAGATAACAGTAGGTATTGTTATATTTATTTTAGTCTTATCATTTGATAGTACCTTTCGGTCTAGTGTTTCAAAATTCATTATCCGTTGCTTATTTTTCTAAATGTATTTATAAAATCATTAGTTTTAGGCCTTTCTCCTCTAAGATCTTTATTACCATATGCTGAAACATCAATTGTTTGGTTAATGTCGGCTGTATCATGTGGTTGTACGTAAAATCTACCTCTTCCTGAGTTAAACATTGATTCTATTTCAGCTTTATCGCGGGGTCTACCTGGTTTTAATTTAATAACAACTACCATTTTTTCCGGAAAGTCCTGAAGAGTGTTAACACCTTCAAAATTAATTTCGCAATCAGTCATACATAGATTACCAATAACCATTATTGGATTTAAAGGATTTCCAACAGTAAGATGCCATTGCCCAGTAGGATCTCCAGTTAGTAACGAGTTAACCGCCTGTGCTCCTTGGGGTGTGTTAAACATCTCCATCGCACTTCCACCTATTAGATTATTAAGAAACTTATTGCCCTTAAGTGCAGCTAAACCACCTTCAATATCCCCTGATAATAATTTTTCAAAGGAATTACCTACGCCTGAAGTTGCACCTTTAAACATGCTTCCCATGTCTTTTATTATACTTCCCATAAATCCAGCATAATCTCCTCCTCTTAATAGATTTAAGTTACCCAGTGGTTTTGTTATTGCTCCATCTGAAATATATCGGACAGAACCACCCCAAAATGGAGCGTTGTTATATGTTAACGCTAATATATTTGATAACTGATCTAACATCATTATTTTCGGATTAGCTCCTTCAAAACTTCTTAATTCATATTCAAATTTAAGTGAGAATTCTTGTTCAAATTTAAGCCCAGGCTGTCTAACCAAAACATCTTTAATAACATTAAGTGGGCCGAATACGTGATTCGGATATGTTTCTTTAAATGAATCATAACTTGCATTTTGTTTTCTAGAATTAGATGCAACTGCATCTCTGCCTGCGGCAGTATTCGCTAATGCAGATAAAACCGTACTGTTTTCTACAAAACTTCCAAACTTACCAGTTGACTCTTTAGTTTTTGCTGTAATTTCCTGTACGCCTGCTGAAGCTGTTTCAAAGCTAAAACCATGCGAAAATTTTAGTATTTCAGCAAGAGTATTTCCCGTTGATTCTCCGAGCCATGTCACTGCTCTAGCAATGTCAGGCTGTTGGATTGGTACCATTCCAGTTCCATCGGCAGTAAGTCCAGCTGGTGTTATAATATCGTCTTTAGTTGGATATGCAAATCTACGTAAAGTGATTAGCATATTATTAGGAATTCTTCCAAAATATTTCGCCAATGCAAAATCTGAATATTGATATATGTATGCAGAATTACCAGGAAGAGAACTTGTAATTTCAATAATTTTAGTCACTGTAGGATTAATTAAAGAAGTTTGATCTATTTTTTGATATATGTTGCCTTTGTCTCCTATCCCAAATCCATTTTCAGATATATCGAGTGGATTGCCTCGATAGTTTATTAAAGAATATTTGTTAAATGCAGAATAAGGTTTTTTGCCGACTGTTATTGTTTTTTTAGTATCACCAGCTCCAGTCGAAACGTATTTTTCTGATTCAAATTCAGTGTTATAATATCGTGAAGTACCTTTACCGTCTACTATTGTAAAAGGTTCATCGGTTTTAGATGCGGCAGCTAATGTTCCATCAGGTGGCTTTTGTGATTTTATAATTCTTCCTGTTCTTACTCTTGTAAGAACCCCATCAGAAACTTCACCATTAATTGTATTAAGATTTACTCCAAATATATTGTTAATTGCACTAATTGTACCCTTAGCTAGTGAACTTTCCTTTGCTATATTAAAGTTAGCAGAAATAGTTGACTTAAGTCGTGCGGTATAATCTTTAGGTATGCTATCTTCCATTAATAATTAGATATTTTTATTTTAATATTATATATATCTAATTATATTGACTACTCTAAATTATCGTAGTCGACTGATTTTGGTCTGAATAGCAATTTATCAAAATAATCATGAGAAGTACCTGCTCTTTTGTCAAGCATTTTTTTCAAGTGAGCCTCGAATACTCCTCTGCTTTCATAATAATATTTACCCTTTGAATATGTTGACCTAAGTGTAAGTTCATATAGGTCCCTTATCGTCTTTTCAATAATAAAGTCTTGTATATTATTATATAACAATGTAACTTCAGCATGGGTTTTAACACACATAACCGAGTCAACTATTATTAGGTATGATTCCCATTTTGAATCTATATAATTTTGAAAATCCTTTAGGTTTGAAAATCGTTGGCGAGCTACTCTAAATGAAGTTGAACCTCCACTAAATGCTCTATCAAATTTCATATCGAACATATACTTTTTAAGAAAGTCTAAGTCATCGTAGAATTTAAGTATTCTAATTTGATATCTTGGCATTTTTTCATCAAATTCAACATCATGAATAATTGCCTTAATTGGAAACACTATATTGCTATATCTATTATTTGATATAAGTACATTTATAAGTTCTCCTTTTGAAAAAAGTTTATGTCTAACCATTATGTTGTTTTATTTATATAATCAAATAAATCTACAACTCTTTTTTCGATAAAAATATTACTGTTTATTACGGTTAAAGAAAACTCAAAATCGGTAATGTTATTGTAAATTAAATTTTTAAAATTACTCACTACCTCATAATCTATATTTCTAAATAAATAGATTACTCGAGTATTCGTGCTATCATTGCATAAAATTCGAGTAATCTCATTAACAATTGCTAATCCAATTATCGAGTCACATGGTTCTTCTGTCCTCGGATCAGATTTAATTAATTTATTTTTTATTAAAAAGTAGTCTATGATTTTTACATTACTTTTTTCAATATTTCTAATAAATCTATTAAAATCTCTACGAGAAGGACTCCATATGCATTCTATCGACGTTTTATTCATTTATGTAGTTCCTACTAATATCTTTAGTGCATCTTGTAGGTTTTTTATTTTTTCTTTTTTAGCAGAATCTGAAGGAATATAATCAACACCCCATTCCTCTATTATTTTAATTTGTTGTTTGTTTCTAGAATTACCAAAAGACAACCCGATGTCTAAACATAACTCGTTTATAAATTTTATTTTAGTAGCTTGATTTTCAAATTCGTACACGGTAGTTGATTCAAATGATTCTCCACCTGAATTAATATTATCATCAAACACTGTTTTGATAACTCCGTTATCCGCTAGTGTTATTTTAACTGTCTGCATTTGTTCTGTTTTTTAAAGAATTAGAAGCTTCTTTCATTAATAATTTAGCTCTTTTATTATCTTCCTTACGGTTTTCTTTGTTCTTAATGTTGTTTATGAAAAAAGCCTCTTCTAGCATTTTGATCTCTGCCTCGTTATATCCTGATTTTATCCACGTTTCCTTTACGATGTTTACTCTACATTGTAATTCGTCTTCAATTTCATCTTTAATCCTATTAGTATTAGCCTCATGTGTAAGCTTGCCTTGTTCTCTCATTTGATTTGACCACGCAACACCCTTGGGAGATAGTCTACCGAACATATTCTTTATCTTCAAGTAGTTTGCATCTTGAAACTGCTTTCTTTTTTCTTTACGTGGGCCGGTTGCTCCTTTACTCATTATAATAATTAGTTATAAATGTTGATACTTCTTTAGTTAAATATTCTTGTAGTTTATTTATCTCTATCTGTGAGATTGCAACCTTGATAACCGTTTTAATTAATTCATCTCGATCTTCATCTGCACTTTCAATTAACATATCAAATACATTGCGGTTTAATATATTAAGATTAATAGTTGCCTGTAAAGGTTCTATATTTTTTTTAGAAAGACGGGCGACTAATTCTTCGATTGGACTATTTACCTCCTTTTTAGGAGATGTTACATTTTTAACGCCTTCCTGCTTTTTCTTCGAAACAACCGGAAGGCCTAGAGCTAGTTGTGATATATCATCACTCATTGGAAATGGAATTTCATTTCCAATTATTTCTTCTAAAAATTCTTCGATTACATTATTATACATCTTAGTACCGTCTGTAAAATATGTAAAATCCAAGTCAGTATAATCTACTGTTATAACATTTCCAAAAGAATCTCCTTTTTTCCATTGATATCTTTTAACTTCCACTTTCTCTTCTATTATTTCCATTACTTTTAATTTTTTATGGTGATTAGGTCGAACTCCTGTAAAAAAAAAATGATTAATCCAATTTATAAAAAACTTCATTTGACTTAGTTTTTTTATGATACTTCTTTTCAAATTTTTCTATAAAATCTACGTCATCATCTTCTCCGATTAATACATCTATTTTGTTTACATACTTTTTAAAAAAAATAATACTTCCATTTATTTCTAGAAATGAAGAAAGTAATTTAATGTCAGGTGCTATTAATTTGTTAATACTCATCTGTCACTGATATCTTTTCAACAGGTATGCCTGCTGCTTTAAGTAATTCAACCCCACTCATATCCCTGTAATCTTCAGTATAATATACACTCACAATTCCAGCCTGAATAATCAATTTGGCGCAATCAAAACATGGACATGTCGTTGTGTATAGTTGTGCCATATCACAACTCATTGTTGATTTAGCAACCTTTGTGATTGCGTTTGATTCAGCATGTAACACTTCTCGCTTAGTGGTGGTTGTCATTTCAGGATGTTCATGTTCAATTGTACAATTACTATGTGTATTATCTTCACATATATTATTAAATCCATATGGCATGCCGTTATATCCGAATGATATAACTTGATTTTCCTTCACTATAATGCAACCTACCTTTCTTCTCATAGCATAGCTGAGTTGCGCAAATTGATATGCAACTTGCATATATACTGTTTCGATTTCAATTCTAGGCATATTTTTACTGTTATTAATGTAATAAAAAAGTCTATATGTTGTTAATTATATATAGACTTTTTATTTAGTAGATTTTTAAATTATTATGATTGCTCTTCTACGAATTCAGCAATATCCTTTGCCTGTAGCATCTCAACTGACGGATTAATCTACGTCGTCAGTGTCGACTGCATGTTTCATTTCTTTTACTTCATTCATTTTCTTAGAGTAAGCCTCTGACATTCTATTTAAACAAGCTTCGTATGCCTCTGTTTCCATGTCTTCTTTCATTTGAGTCAAGCAACTGGATGATAAACCTGCGACTAATGATGCATTTTCAATCATATACGTTTCTATAGTATGATCGTCATGCGCATCTTCCTGATACATTTTTGCCTCAGATAACATTGCCTCATAACACTTCTCTAGCATTTCTGAAACGGGAATAACTTTATCTTCTACCTTTGCATTAAGATCAGCTTCTCCTTCTTCATTGATTATCGATTCAACTACCACGGTGTCTTCCACCTTTTTTAAATTTACATTTACTGTTTCTGAAACAAAAGTTTCAAATGATTTAATACTTGCCATAATTATTTTATTTTATTTTATATATCTTTTTTTAAATAAGAGAAACTATTCGGTATAATATATTTAGATATTTTAAAAAAATAAATAAGAAAAAAAATAGCTGAACCTCCTGGTAGGATAAATATCATAACTAACAACATCGTCTTTAACATATTCTTTAGTTGATTTGACACCTGGTTTTTTTCAACTAGAGATAATTTAGTATTATTTAGGAACGATGTATTAACTAATGTTAATACCTTTACGGTTTCAATCCATTCATTATTTAGTGCTCTTGTAAAAAGTATAGTATTTGTTTTTAATTTAACAAAGGATTCATTCACTGTTTTTATATGTTTAGGATATATATTACCATTTTGAATCACTAATAAATTGTTTGTGATATTTTATTAAAGCTAATTCCTTTGCCTTGGCCTCTATCTCAATATCTAATGACATACCGTAAGTTTCAATATGATCATACAAATAATCAGCATGAGCCCTTAGGATTGATGTAGTATCCTCATATAATTGCTTAGATGAGGAGTAGTGACATAATTGTCTTATGCCATTAGGCCATGTTAATGATGCTAATTTAAGACCTTCTTCTTCGGAAATAACATCATCATAGCAAAAATGGTGATGATAATCGAATGTAATCGGTGTGCCACATAGCTCATAAATTTCATAAAGATCTTTTACGCCATATTGACTTGGCTTATCATCATTCTCTAAAACTAGACGAGATGTTACATTTACAGGAAGTAGTTTAAAGTTTTTTGCAAATCTTTGAATAGCAGACGCCTTATCACCATAGCTACCACCGACATGTATATTCATAGCAGCATAATGTGTTCTTGGCAAACCCATAAGATCCATAACATTGCCATGTTGTGATAACTCTTGAATTGCACTATCAACTACCTTTTGAGTAGGACTTGCTAGTACATTAAAAGGACCTGGATGGAATGTTAAACGCTGACTTGTTTTCTTCGCATAATCACCTGCTCTTTTTAGTAAAATCTTGATTGCTTCGTAATTTGGAAGATCTGATAAATCATATTCCGAGCTCCATGGAAACATACTTGATGACATTCTATACATTGTAATTCCTTGTGCATAATTCCATTCTAATATCTTAATCATATCAGTTAAATTTGCCTCTGCCAATTCACTTGCATATTTAATTCCCTTTGCTTCGAATGTTCTTTTAATCATTCCTCTTCCTATCTTAACACCTGTTTTATCTAATGTTAAATTAATACAACAATATCCGAAATCTGCACTCATCCTTTTATTTTTTTGTGTTTTTATCATATGTAAATATAATCAATATATAAGTTTTTTGAAAATTTAATGTGTTAATTTTTTGTTAAATTAGTTAGAGGATAAAAAAGCTCTTATACTTATTAAGGCTCGCTCGGCTGAATATGCCTCCTTTGCAGTTAAAATTTCTATATCTTGAAATAATAATCCTCTACCAACATTAACAAATATAGTTCCTCCTATATGATCAATCGATTCAATTCGATAAACAATAGAAGTATCTAATGCTACTATATAATTTGTGTCTATTAACCTCTCGATTCTCTCTTCAATTGACATCATTAATTTATTTTTTACTCTTTATTTTTATAATGTAGGCATTCCAACATTATGTATTAATTGACAATAAAACTGTAAGGCACGTATACTAGTTGAGTCGGCGCGTCCAAATGCGTTTCTAAGATCATTATTTACAACTGCCTGTACAAAACCACCTCCAGCATATCCGATTTCCCATTTAGTACATAATATAGAAGTGCCTACATCGATGATGTGATTTGTCTGGAGTTCGGTAATTCTGTTTAACCCTACATATTCCTTGTTTTTGGATAAATAATCCGATACTACTTCTCTTATTTTTTCTATTTTTGCTAAAATAGAAATTTGTGTTGTATTGTTTTCCATGTTTAAATATTTACAGTTTCTATCTTAGAGTATGAATTACATATGTTGTAAATTCTAATTATATTTGAAGCTAATTTGGTTGACAATTGAAGAGCAATTAGCTGAAGGTCTTCGTATAAATATCCATCAAATAAACCATATAGTGAATTTTGAAGATTAAATGAGAGAGAATCTTCAATTTCATCAGAATAATCAATTTCCTTTATGAGTGAGATGATTTCAAATCGAGTATCTTCGCTCATGCTTTCTTGTCTGTTAAATGTTGAATAGTTCATAAATATGGTGTTTAAGATTGATTAATTATTATATATAAATCTAATCAATTTTGGGTTAAGAAAGAAATAATCAGTGTTAAAACTTTGTTAATTTTTGCATTCATATCATAAACATTTCGTTCTTTATAAAAAAATTATTTTTAAAAGTATATGTAAATATAAACAAAAAAACCCCGATTAAAAAACCAGGGTTGTTAAATGCGTGTTAAATTTTTATTTCCAAAAGAGCTGAACACATAGGATGCATATTGCTAACCCTAATGATATTAGCGTTTTAGTTGTTAATCCCTCATTCAGCATGAAATATGTTAAGAAAGTAAATGTAAGCATGCCACATGAAAATCCTATAAATCTACTTGGCCAAACAATCCCACCATAATATTCTGCGATTAATCTGGTTGCGAATATAAACAAATAACTTATAATAGATCCTCCAATCATGGCAACTAATACAGGATTCCTCTTAAACCATGGCCATATAAATTGACCGTTTGTCTGTATCCATACTAATGATTGTCCGATTATAAAAATAGATATTCCTATTATTAAATTTTTCATTTTTAAAAAAGAGATGAGGTTGAAGTTAACATGTGTGATATAAAACTAGGTCGGTGTACTTTACATGGACCTAATGTCTTAATGGCATTAATATGAGCTGAAGTTCCATATCCTTTATTCGAGTTCCAACCATATCCTGGATTTTCAATATCTAATTGTTTCATCATACTGTCTCTTTCTGTTTTTGCTAAAATACTGGCAGCTGCTATTGAAATATATTTATTGTCTCCTCCTACTATTGTCTCAAATGGCTTTCCTTCAAATCCATGAAATTGATCTCCGTCTACTAGTATAAAATCGAATTTTACTTTTTTCTGAACTTCTTCTAAACATTTCTGCATTCCTCTTAAGGTTGCTCTTAAAATATTAGTTGATTCTATTTCATCGGGGTATATGTGTTCAATATGATATGCGATTGCATTTTCTTCTACTATTAATCGAGCGGTTTTGCGCTGTTGTTCGTTTAATAATTTTGAATCTTTAATCAATAAATTTTCAAATCCAAATGGCATAATACATGCCGATACAGTTACAGGCCCTGACAGAGCGCCTCTTCCTGCCTCATCAAGTCCTATTTCTATAATCGAAGAATCTCCTGAATAGGAATGTTTAAGTAGTATATTTCTAGTTTCCATCTATATGTTTTATATAAGTTATATAGATGGATAGTAGAATGTTTCTTTATTTATTTGGATTTTCAAGCTTCCATTTATCATATCGCTTAACAACATCTTGTAAAATTTTTGCTCTTACGATATCTTTAATTTCGAATTGATGATGGCCTACTCCATTTATACCTTCCATTAATTTAATAAATCCAGGTAAACCTGCATTTGCTTTAGGAATATCGTATTGACTAATATCTCCACTCACTAAAACCTTTGAAGTTTTACCCATTCTCGTAACAAAGAGAGTTAATTGAGAAAATGATGCATTTTGTGCTTCATCTAGAATCATAAATGAGTCATCGAATGTATCTCCTCGCATAAATGCAAGTGGTTTAAATTCAATTATTCCATTGTGGATTAAACTCTCAGTTAATTCATTACCAACAATTTTTTTAAAATTAGAAATATATGATTGCATATATGGATCTATTTTATCTGCAATATCTCCTGGTAAAAATCCTAATTTTTCACCGGATTCTTGTATTGGTTTACAAAGAATTATTTTTTTTACTTTTTTTTCTGCAAGTAACATTAATGAAGAGTAGCATGCTGTAAATGTTTTTGAAGTTCCAGCAGGACCTGAACAAAATGTGATTTGATTTTTTAAAATCTGTTGGACGTATTCTCGTTGGCTATCTTTTAAATTGACGCCTTTGATGTCATCTAATTTAACCGATATTCTTTTAACACCAGACGGTGATTCCGAAGTAGTCTTCTTTTGTTGCATGGTTATGGTATATTTAATCGCCTGTCATTATTACCAGGTCTTTTAGTTTTTTTAAGATATCACATTTTTCGTATTCTTCGATTTCTATAAAATAAGCAAGCAGAACATCTATGAACATGCTTCTTTGTCCCTTTCCATGCGGAATGTCTATTGTGTTTTTACCATCTTGATATACTATGAATCTGTTAACTGTTTTTGTAAAGCTTTTAGTAATTATATTGTAGCTGGATCTCATCAGAGAGTCTCTTTCTTCTCCACTTACATTTTCCATTATTGAATATTGTTTTTAATAGTGGAAATAAATCCACTTACATTATATATTTGTATGGTAATATGTTAAATATCCAGGAGCCTAAAAGGTTATTATATTATAGAGGGTGTTTTTAGTTTAATTATTATTTTTTTAAGTTCTAAACATTTTTCATATGCCTCTCTTTCTAAAAAGAAATTTAATACACTTTGAACTCCTTCTATTTTATCATTAATGGTTCCGTTATGATTTAACGCACCCATTTTACTTTCTACTATTGAATTGTATATTAATTCCATCATATCTTCCTTTGAAGAATTTTGTAGTTTTTTTAAAAATTGATTGTTATTCGTGCTGTTGTATTCCTCTAATTCATCCATCTCTGGTTTAAATTTTTTTAATAATATAATCTAGGCTTTAAAATCATTACAAATTATATATCGTATTTTATCTTATTTAATAGCTCTATTTGTCTATCGTTTAAGATGATATTACGTGTTCTTAATTTGACAAATAAGTTTCCAAATCCTTCATTATTATATATTGGCATTCCCTTACCAACTATCCTAAGAAGCTTAGAATCATAAGATCCTCGAGGAACCTTAATAATTACATTTTGTATTTTATTTTTAATTTCAAAGTCACCTCCTAATATTAAATCAATCCAATCCAGTTGGAGGTCTATGTGTATATCGTTGCCGTTTACTATAATATCTAAATCATGAATAACATTTACTGTTAAAATAATGTCACCTGGTGTTGAGCTAATACCATTAGTAGGGAGGGCGCCTTTTCCACTTACTTTAAGTTTTGTGCCATTGGGAATTCCTTTAGGTATATTAATATTAAATCCACCAGTGCCTACATCGATGTGTCTTAACGCTCCATAATAACATTCTTCCAGTGAGATCGATATTGAAACCTTAATGTCTGTGCCTTTTGTTACGCCACCTCCATATGCATTATTAAACATTTGTGAAAAATCATCATTAGAAAAAAAGTCAGTCCAATTATATTGTTTATCCGATGTCGACTTATACTCAGTTTTAGTATATCCTTTTGTTTTGCCTTCACCACCTGTTATTGCATCATATGCCTGTGCAATTTTTTTAAACTCAGTATCATTGCCATTATTAACATCAGGGTGATGTAATTTTACAAGCTTGCGGTAGGCCCTTTTAATATCCTCAGGTGTGGCTTCATGGGATATGCCTAGTACTTTGTAGTGATCTATCATATCATATCAATTAAACTTGTGTATTTAACGTGGTTTTTGATTTTAATGATTTTAAAGATTCCCTAGATAATTCTCTAGATTCTTTTATTTTTTTAGAATTTAATGCTATTTCCCTTGATTGGGCATTTTGCATACATGTTGCGATTATCAATAAAGCATCTGCAATTTTTTCTAGACTCTCTGCTTCTGTTTTCATATTAGTGTGTTTATTTATTATAGATGATATTCATATTCATCTATGATTTGTTTAATATTTTGACATTTTTTATACTCTTCAACTTCTAGAAATAATAAAATCATTTCACGTAATGTATTTATAACAGGTACGATATCCATCCCTCTTTCTTTCATTTCATCAAGGTCGATTCCCTTTGAAATTAACACATCGTAATTATCATTACATAACTTAAACTTTAAGTTGTTAATTAACTCTGCCATTGGCGGGTCAAATGCATCAAAATTTTCCATATATTGTTTGTTTTACTATATGTAAATATAATCATTTTAAATGAAAATAAAAAAATATAAATGTTAACTTTTTGTTAAAATTATTTGGTATAATCAAAATTATTAATATTTACAGTAATTGAATCCTCTATTAGTTTATTTATCTGATTTTGAATAGTGTTATTTGCGATAGAATCCTCATAATGGGTTGCTAATCCGTTTTCTTTATTCTGTTTACTATTTCTTTGTGAATATAATTGATACCTAGCAGTGACGTAGTCTGCACTCATAAATTTAAAGTGTAGTAATTTAATTGGAAATGAGTTAAACCCCTCTAATACATTGTATTGCATTCTCCATCTACCCCATGGGTGACCATTCCACTCCCCATCTGGTCTTATTTCAACAGGAACAGGATGCATTATTTCTCCAATATAATCAGTGTCTAATGTTGTTTCATGACAACCATCAATCCAAATAAAATTGTTTACCTTATTTGGATTAATTAAAATTGGTTTCGAGTACCATGGGTCAGGAACTCCATAAGGTACTTCATCATATATTTGTTTATCGCTTGTCGGAAAGGAAGAAGATACCATTTGAAATCCTGCAGGATAAAATATAGAATATTGGGAATTATTAATTAAAAATTCTTTAATATTAGGATGTACTATGAATTCGTCACAGTCACTAACTATAATATAATCAGCAAGGCCCTTCGATTCTTGTATACATTGTTGTTTTAATTCTAAATGTACATAATCGTTAAAGGTTTCTGATGTATTATATTTTCTAATTTCAACCATTGGATATGTACTGGCAATCATACAAGTGTCATCCGTTGATTCATTATCCAAGACAATAATCTTTTCACAAAACTGTGAATAATGCCTTAGATAATATGAAATCATTTCTTGCTCATTCCATACTGTAACGTATGCCCATATTTTCATAGTTATGCAATTATAGGTAAGTATGACATTTTTAAAAAAACATTTATAGTCGATTTAACGTCAGACTCACAATATGTTGCTATTTTTTCTAGGCTTCCATTCCAATATTCAAATGTAGTTTCATCTCCTCTCATTTCCGATTTAGGTGAAGGAATTTGAAGACACTCACATATTAAATCAAGTGAAGCGCTATTCCAACCTGCAAATTTCCAAATCTCATAACTATCTACTAGACAGTTTTCCCATGGCTTCTTTTTTTGTAGGTGAAATTGAGATGGAGTTAACACATTGTTGATAATAGCTCTTTTAAGTAAAAAAGGAAAGTCAAAGTTTTTTATATTATGACCTGCAAATTTTACATTAGGAATTTTATTAAATATAGATTGAGCAGTACCCATGAATTCAGTTAATAATATCGATTCATCATGTCCGCTGAATGTTTTAATCCTTGTCATGTTTGGCATTTCGTTTTCATCAAATTGAATATGACCAATTGATATAGTTACAATTTTAGCAAATTCAGGGCTGAGAGCAGCCTTGTCAATGTATATCTGATCATCCCTTAAATCAATACATGATTTTTCAGTGTCTCTATAGAAATTTGCCTTTTTTTCCCACATTTTGGTTGCTCCAGGTCTTTTTTCTGCAAATTCATCATAAGTATGATATTCTGACACTGTTTCAATGTCAATAAACATCATTGCCTTTAGTTCTTGGATATTATACATTTTGATTAGTTTTAAAAATATTATAAATTGATATTGGATATGTTGTTTTTTTGCCTTGCTTATTTAATTTTTCGCAATTGTCACTCATCCAATACCAAGCATGTCCGTGCATTTTAGTTAATGGTTTATCTAATTCAATAATAGGACCTGTGAATAGACTTCCTGCAAATTTAAAATAATATATTTCTCCGATTTTTGGATTTGGAACACTAATAGTAGGTACTTTTAAATTCTTTGCCATATTATATATGTTTAATTGTTTTAATTTGTATATGTAAATATAATCAAAAAACTCCATATTAAAAAATATGGAGTGTTAATTTTTTGTTAAATTAAATATTACTATTCCTGATATATTATATTTGCAACCATTTCCTCGGCTCCGTATCGAGATTCTGTATTTAATGGTGCGTTTGGATTTTCAACATATGCCCAATCAATTAACCCTAAACTTGTAAACCTATCCGCAATTTGTTCATTATAATATGATGATATAGTACGTACTCTGCGCTGAATATCTGCTCTCGCTAAATCATGTGTGTTTTGTCCATTTGAATTACTATATAAAAATTGAATATATCCTAATTTAGGTATTTTACATGTAATAGTTTTTAAGAAAGTCCTAACAACTAATTCATAATCATCAGCGATTGCGAGGTTTCTATTGTGTCCTCCTATTTCAAAATATGTAGATCTTCTCCATGCTCTTACATGGTTCGGAACTCCTACTATGTGTCTAATTGTTTTTGGATTAATATTATGCTGAGTTGCAATAGACATAATATTTCCATTATATTCCTCAGATCTATATTTACCATATCCAAGTGCAAATCCTTCAGGATATGTCTGAGATTCCCATTGTTCGTTGACCTCGAGGGTATCGTTAAAAAAGAAGCCAGCTTCAGGATGTTTCTTCGATGCCTTAAATAAATCCATAGTGCATGATGGAACTAATAAATCATCATGGTCTAATTCTGCAAGAAGATACCCCTTTGCCAATGTGCAGCATTTCCATTTAACATCTCCAATGTTTCCACCACTTTTTTCTCTAAAGTCATATACCTTAACCCTAGGATCTTTGCTTGCGATCTTTTCAGCTACTTTCAATGAGCGACCTCCATCTGTTGAATCATTGACGATTACCCATTCCCAATTAGAATATGTTTGATCTAATAGCGATTGATATGTATTATATAGTTTGTTTCCAATATTGTATATTGGTGTAAAATAAGATACCATATCAGCATCTTCTAGTCCGTTAATGTCTAACATTGACAACATAGCACATTGGTATGCAGCTTCTCCTACTTCCTGATTTGTTTTTTCAGGTGTCATATTAATCCACTTTCTTCTAAATTGTAAAGGTAGTTGAGATAGATTTTTAAAATCTTTCCAACTATTTCCTCGAGTTACAATGCTATCGGGTTTAAATGATGCAATTCGAGCTATAATATCATCGTCATTTTTTAGATATAATACATTTAAATTATGGGCCTCATACTTTACATATTGCATCGACCTTAATACTGGCATATCCTTTCCAATGTATATTACCTTAGGAACATTTGCAGTTGAAGGTAATGATAGAGCGTTATAATAACATAATTCCTTTTCTATAAAAAAGAAGATATCTGGTTTTTCATTGTGCACTTTTTCGATTAGTATTCCATCTGCGCAATAATCAGCTTCAAATGCATATCCCATATTATTATACACGTTCGAATGTATAATATATTGTGCTAAATCAACCGAGCCAACTTTCATAGCAGATGGGATAGCAATCCTACGCTTAAGTCCACTATAATCTTTGCCATCTACATTTTGTGAAAATACATAAACATTATGATATGGGTGATGTTGATTTGTTTCATATATAGTTTTATAAAAGTCAGGATGTAATACGTTATCATCATCAATAAAATATACCCACGTATCCTTAAATGTCTTTATTAATTTACCACATTGTGGATATAACATTCCGTTTGGATCTCCTCTTTCAAAATGATATATTGTATTTTCATCATTGACGTCAAATAGTAATTCAGCATCAATATCCTTAAGTGATGTTACATCAAACATGACATGCCATTGAATGTTAATACCTTCGGGTATATTATTAAATATTGATTTTTTAACTTCTTTTAAATTATGTAACCTCGTACATCTCGTTATTATATTAATATTCATTGTATGCTTTATTAAATTAAATGTCAAAAAAGAACATGTGAAATAGTCTTGCGTTTTCTTTTTTATCTCCAAAATATTGAGTAGCTGCGTGAATATTTTTAGCGTCAAATAGGACTAATCGATTATATTTGTTTCCTATTTCATCAATTTTTTCAAAGTGGCTTCCATCATAAAAATTCATTTCAGCATTACTTCCCTTAAACGCATTGACATAGCGTTCTGTCATTCTTTTTTCATTATCGAAGGAATAATCACCGGTTACTTTGCTTCGATAAAATGCAGTTCCTGAATTAGCAGGTGCGTCTGGCGATAAAAATACCATACCTGCATAATTTTGATTGTCAACATGATAAACAATAGGCTGATCCGCGGTACAGAATTGAAATATTCCGTTTGCGTAACTATCGTCATTCCAATTATAAATAGGTTTACCTATTATTTTTTCAAGTTTTTCTTTCATACCAATAATAGAAAACCTATCAGTTGCTCTCTCCCCTTTATGATAACTGGATGGAGAAAACGATATTTCATTAATTGCCCATTCGCGTATAAAATCAGGGTCTGAATAAAAATCATCTACTACGATTAATCCCTTTTCTTCGGATTTAAATCCGGAATGGTATGCAATCCACTTTGCCATAGAACCAATATCTAATAATTCTTTTTTCCCTTTTACCTTTAATTGAATAGAATCAAATGCATTTGATTTTTTTAGATAAAAATTAATCCCAGGATTTAAATCAGTTGGATTGTAATATCGCGTAACATCTTGCCTTGGAGTGAATATGGGTGAAACAGATTTTTTATCTATTAAAATATCTTCAATATTGTATTTAGTTGAACAGATCCATCCATGGACATCATAGAGTGTGTCGGAATGGTCTGATATACTGTCAATATATATGTATACTTCTGGTATATTAGTCTCATGTTTAATTATGTTTGCCATACTAATTATTAGTTAAATTTATTATTATATTATATTATTATATATCACTAAAAAAGATCCGATAATGGATCTTTAAATAGTTGTTATTATTATATAAACAATGGTAGACTAGTTTATAATAAGTCTTCAATATTAGATACTCCAAAAATTGATTCTAACTTTTCCTTTAATTTACCATATGCAAATGTAAATATATCAGATTCCTTTATAGGTAAAAAATCAGCTACATTAACTTGTATGGTTTCAGTTACTGTTTTTAAGATGTCTCTCATTTCGGTAACAGTATTTCCATCCTCATCAGTATATGTGATTTGAGTAGGTACCATTCTTTCAACAGATATCTCCTTGTCTATTTGCTTTGTTAAAGATAAAGTTAAAGTATCGCCGATCTGATTATTTCGAGTTGAAGCCATTGACCCTGGTGTATATTGTCCCGGAGAATATTGCCCATTCATTGTCATTATTGAATTTTCTATATTTAAAAAAGTTTCAATATTAAGAGACATATTCCCTGTCTTTGATATAGCATAATTTGTAATTCTAACGTAGGCCTCATTTGTTATTCCATCTGATGTTCCCACTTGTGCATTAATTCTAAGTCCCATACTCTATTGTTTTATATTTTTTATTATTTATCTTTATTTTTTAAAAGAAGTTTTACAAGTTCCTTTAATTCATCTATTTGTGATTGTTGTTCCTTTATAGCTTCAATAAAAAGACCTGCCATGTTGCCATATGCGACCGAGTACATTCCAGTTGCGTCTGCTTTAACTAATTCTGGCATTACCTTTAAAACTTCCTGCGCAATAACACCGGATGATCGAGATATTTTATCATCTTTGTCATTTCTTGTAAATGTAACACCACGGAGCGCTTTAATCTTTTCAATTGCATCTGGAATTACTTTAATGTTTTCTTTAACTCTAATATCGGAAAATGCAGTAATATCACCACTTGCTGTAATTGAGCCAGTAACAAGTAAATTGTAATTAACTCGTGTATTTGCATCCCCATTACCTACTGAGAAGGCTTCTAAGTTTCTATACCCTCCGGTATAGAAAACATGTCCTCCATATGCTTGATGCGCGCTATATCTAACTCCTGTATAAAATGAAACATCTAAAGGTTGTGTCCAGGCACCAGCTGATTTTCCTATCCAGTAATTTGTATCATTATTATTCAAATACATGCCTATTGCAGCTGAATTAGTAACACTACCTCCTCCTAATGTAAAAGTATTTCCACTTATATTAGCAGCACTATTTGCAAAGTTTACTGATTGAGAAGCAATATTTCCTGAGTCTATAATAGTACTCCAAGCTCCCCAAGTACTGTCAATACCTTTTCTTATCTTTAACCCTGGTAATCCCGAACCATTTATTCCACTTGTATTTAAAAACCCTAATTGGTAAGAAGAGTCCCCAGTACTTGCTGCAGTTCCATCCCAAGGGGCAAAAGTCATTACTCCTCCGTAATTTCCTGTACCTTCAACTATATTAGCTCTAACAAAATCAAATCTTACTTCTCTGCTGAATGTATTTGGTAGTCTATCAGTTAAGTTTCTTGGTCCATCTAAATGTCTAATTCGTGTTCCTACACCTGTAGCAATACCTCCTATATTTAATCCATTAGCGGTTCCAGTTAATCCAACACCACTTCCATAATAATATTGTGCTGATACATCATTTCTAAAAGTTACATTTCCTATATCAGAAAATGTCATTGCGTCAGCATTTACATTTGTACAAAATAAAGAAAACGAATCGGTTCCTGTAGATGATCTTTGACCTAGATACCATTTAGCTACATTTGCAGTTTTCCAAAGAAACATATTCTCTGTAGAAATTGCATTCCTATTTAATTCATGATATGCGTTACTTCCTGAATTTGCTAAATTTAAAGATAATATACCACCAATGAGAGTTGAACCTCTAGCTGGTTGCAAAGACAAAGGATAAGTGGTTGTGTTTCCATCATTTCTTTGTACTTGCATCCAAACGCTTCCATCATCTGAAACCCCTGAATACATCCCATATAAACTATTTCCAGAAAGTATTCCAAATGCTCCTGTTGCAGAACCTAATGTTGGTCCTGTTGCATTGTTACCTCTTACTGTTGTTCTGCCTGTTAAGTTTCCTCCACCAATAGGTAGTGCAAAAGACCCTACGTTTGCACTATTAAGATAATAAGCCCATACTCCGAAAGTACCGCCTGACACACACCTTACTGCTAATTTATTAGCATTATCTTCCCATCCCCATGCTATTTGAGTTCCCCATAAATTACCTCCGTTAGAGTGACGAAGAGTTTCATAGTTCCACCATGTTCCACCAGGACCATTAGAAATATTCGGATTATCACCTGAGTATCTCTTAGTGCCAGCTTCTGTTGCACTAAATTCTGCGTTTGCATCAGTAAAAGATTTTCTCTGGAAAGCAGTAGCGTATGATGCATTACCGCCAATACTTAATGAACCCGCATTCCCGGTTAATCCGCCGCCAGACCCATAATATGTTCCTGCAATACCTATGTTTCCTAATGATGCATTTAAAAATATTCTTGAATCACCGTCTGCTGCAACATACATTCCCCATCCAGATCCAGCACCCTGGGCACTTACACCCGCATTACCGCCAACATTATATCCTATACCGTACATATTACTAAGGGATGTAAGGGCAGGATTATACGCACCACCAATAGTATATATGGGATTTGTGTGACCGCCATTATCTCCGACATTATTATATGAGCCTTCGAGAAATCCGGTAATAGAAGATGTTCGTTTAATTGTACCCGATAAAGTTCCTCCTGATAATGGTAATTTACTACTGTCAGTTCTATTGTCACTTAACCTACTATCCGTATTTAAAACAATTGGATTGTTCTCTACCGCAAACAAACCATCTGACCTAACACCAAATCTTTGTACGTTTCGATTTCCCCAATGAAAAGATATTGATGGAGCAAAATCAAAACTTGATTGATTACTACCTACATAACCTCTTTCTCTAATTTGTAAAGCACCACCATACTCTCCACTTGCAGAAGTTGCAATATATATTTGAGCACCTGTATTCATTGTTCCTCCTGCTAATGGTAATTTACTACTGTCAGTTGCAGTGGTAGTTGGTGGTCCAACTGCACCTTGAAAACCTTGATCTCCTTTAAATCCTTGAGGTCCAGTAAATCCTTGATCTCCTTTAAGACCTTGAGGTCCAGTAATACCTTGAAAACCTATAAATCCCTGATCTCCTTTAAATCCTTGAGATCCTTGAAAACCTTGAGGAGCAGTAATACCCTGAGGTCCTTGAAAACCTTGATCTCCTTTAAATCCTTGAGGTCCAGTAAATCCTTGATCTCCTTTAAGACCTTGAGGTCCAGTAATACCTTGAAAACCTATAAATCCCTGATCTCCTTTAAATCCTTGAGGTCCAGTAAATCCTTGATCTCCTTTAAATCCTTGAGGTCCAGTAAATCCTTGATCTCCTTTAAGACCTTGAACACCTATGCTTCCTTGAAAACCTTTAAGACCTTGAGGTCCAGTAAATCCTTGAGGTCCAATTAGCCCCTGAGCGCCGGTAATACCCTGATTTCCCTGATATCCTTGATTTCCAAGAGTAGCTAACGCTTCCTCTAGTCCATCTATTTGTTTAATTTTAATTGGTGGCGGCATATGTATTTACTTACTTTTTAATAATGATTGTAGTATTATATATTTTATTTATATAGGTTAGTTTTCCAATTATATCTATATGTATTCTTGTGTGAAGCTGGCTCCCAAAGATTTCTTATTAACATTTCATATGTTTTGATTATTTCGGGATTTGTTGATATGTATCTGTTTAAAACTTTATCACTTTTTTCTTTATATTCTTTAATTTGAGAATCATGTTTATTTATAGCAATGTCTAGTTGTTTCATTCCTCCTGAAATTTCAAAGTCCTTGTAATAATATCCTGCATCTTTAATAAAATCAGCATTGTGCACTACTGGATAATTAAAATATAGAGCGTCTAAATATGAGTAATTTAATGGATTTCCCCATTGATGAGCTATCACTACATCTGTTTCCTCTGCAAGAAATGTAGTTACCGGATATCTTGGAATAAACTTTATTAATGGGCTTTTTGCATTAACTATATCCATTAATTTTAACATTCCCATAAAGTACTTGTTTTTTAACAATTTATTTCCACTACCAACAAATAATTGTTTAAATGAACCTTCTCCAAATTTTCTATAAAATGATTCAACAATCATAATTGGTATTAGCGCGTATTTTACTACGTTTAAATTTGGTTCCATTACTGATATTTTCTTTTCAGAAACGGGACGAGGTTGATATTCTGGTATTTTTTTACCGAGTGACTTGAGTATTTTTTTGTTTTTTTCAATAAACATAGGGTCCCATATAAATGGAACTACCTTAACCTTTCCATGTACATGTCTATATATTAATTCAAAATATTCTTTATTGTGTAGTTCTTGTTGTGGAATTATCCAAGTTTCGTCATGACCCCTATCCCATGCTGGTAATCCAGGCGCATCACCTTCGCCGAATAAAACTCTTTCCATATCTATTACATAATTATTACCACATTGATACTTTACAACCCTTACGTTTGGATTATTTTTTCTAAGAGCAGTAATATATATTTCAGGTAATGATGTTCCAAGGGTTATCAATAAGTCTAGTTCTTTCCATTTGTCCTTGTATTTATAAGTCTTAAATATGTTAGTATCCCATGTTACCTTTGATAGATCCTTGACAACATTTGATGTGTCTAATATCCAAACTTGATTGCCTTTAATTTGTAGTAGAGTATGTGCTAAATATAATGCATTAAGTTTTATTCCATTAATCCACAATGATTCGTTTTCTTGCGAAAGTCCTATAGTTATTCCTATTTTCATGTAAGCATTAATTTTTATACTGTATATATTACATAAACAAAGGACCTTTAAAGGTCCTTTGTTTTTATCATGTATTAAAAATTAGTATTGATATGTAATTACCACAACGTCGTTTGCATCTATAGAATATCCTGGATTATTGATTACGACTGAAGTTCCACTTACAGAAGCTACTGTTGTTTTAATTCCATTAACATATGCTTTTACTAAATATTTATTATTGTCCTGTACTGCATATGCAAGAACATATGTTAAAGATATCGTACCTGTAAATGATTCTTCAAACATTTCAAAGTCCTGCATAAGAGCATTTTCAATTGAATTTACCTTGGTATTTATTGATGTTTCAACTGATATGGCTCTGGCATTTTCGATAGAGTCCTGTGATGATACAACCGCCTCAACTCTCACAAAGTCAGAATTAGTAGATGATATTTCAGCACTTAACTCATCTGCCAATGATGTTGCTCTTGTATCTATTGAAGTTACATCGGCATTCGTAGATGATATTTCAGCACTTAATGTGGATGCTAACGCAGTTGCTCTAGTATCTATTGAAGTTACGTCAGAATTTGTTGATGATATTTCAGAACTTAAATTACCGATTACATTGGCCAATGCGTCATCATTTATAGTATCTACTGCATTAATTAAAGAAACTATTTCAGCAAACGAATCTAAGTCAGCATCACTTGCTGATAATATGGCATCAATTCTAACCTTTTCGGTATTGATACTTGTTGACAATGTAGATTCTACTGAAGTGGCTCTATCAATTTCGCCAGTTAATCTATCCCCTATGGATATCTCAGTTGAAGTTGCTCTGGATATTTCTGATGAAATAGAATTATCAATTCTAGTAACATCTGAATCAGTTGAACCTATTTCAGCTGAAAGTAAAACCTCTAATGAATCAAAGGCCTCAGTAGTAGATGAAGCACTACTGTTTATTTGTGAGTCAATATATATTTTTGTAGCTAGTGCTCCTGCTATTTTGCTTCCAGTAACTGTCGACCAATCTACCGTGCTTAAAAAGTCTGCAATTTGTTTAGACCTAATTTGTGCCATTTTCCTATTTGTATTTTTAAAATAAGTATTTACTTATATGTATTTATTATATATTTAATAAATGTGTTGTATTTAGCAGTATTATCCTAAATAGTCTATTTCATATATTAGGTTAATTTCATCTCCTACTTCTAATTCAAATCCTGCAATATTGCCATTCCATATTAATTGATCTTCTCTTCGTATTTCCTCAATTAACATTGAAGTTTCACCATTGTTTCCTGAAAAGTAAACTGTCTTATCTTTAGTTCCATCGCCTACATCAACACTAATACCATTCACTTCTACCATAACATATGATTGTTTGTATGGAGAATAAGTAATGTATATTCCGGTAGGAGAACCTGCACCATTAGTCGCAAACGCAACTCGTTTGTTCTTGTCAGTATATGTTAATACTCCTTCTGGTTTAACTGTAATACCATGTGCATCTATGCTGAATGCTACATTATCACCTACTTGCCATATTGATTTATTAACACCTGGTCCTCTTGAAAAATCTTCAAGAACAACTGTTAAGCGAATTCCGTCACTGTCAGCGTCAACACCATTTCCAGGAATAACATCAATTCTTTCAGATGTTAAAATTTTATATATTGCATAAAATGATGGATTGTCTATACTGAATAATGTAATAATTCCGGTAATATTATCAACTCCCATTCGGTTAACAACAAAATTTTCAAGTGACGCAGGTCTAATTAAATTTAAATCTAAATTTCTAAATGTCATTATGCTTATTTCAGAAGGATCCTGTGAATTAACTGACATATATCCATATCTAGAAGGTATATCGGAATCTATGTATTCTATCATGTATTCAGAAGATCCAAATGGTTTTCTAGAAATAACCTGAACCGGTGTTGGAATTATAACATCAGGGTCGTCTACAAATTCTCCAGCGATAATGCGCCCTACTTTAAATAGTGGCATGATGTAAGTCTTTGCTGATGGAAAATAATTACTATAAACTATTCTAATCCTTGCAAACAAATCACCAGGATCTAAGTATCTTGAAATGTTATCTATTATTTCAAACGAAATATTTCCTGCATTATTTGTGTTTACACTTCCAAGATTTAATTGCTGTGAAACTCCAGGAATTACCGGATTTCCAAATACAAGCTGTAAATCACCTGTTTCATTTAATATTTCCACCGAAATTGATGTTACATATTGCAGTGACACTGGATTTCCAAGAAAGTCCCTATCTAATTGTATGTTATATGTTTGAGAATTTCCTTGAATCGCATTGAATGTTTCTTCAATGCTCGCCAGGATATCTTCTTGAATTACGTAAGCCATTTTTAAAATTTATTTTTAATAAGATATGATTGTGTATATATCTTAAATACCATGTTTAATTCTGTTAAATATGCAATATTGCATAAGTGGAATCATACATTCATCATGTGCAGGCATTTCACCTTTGATTTTTACGTCAAATCTAAAAAATCTAAATTTATTACTTTCTAATTCTTTCTCTGAAATAAATTGAGTAATACTTTGTAAGTTATTTTTAATTACGAATTGCTTATTTACTTTAAAATTAATCCAATCTATTTTAAAACTCAAAGGTTCCCTATAAGAATATACTTCAATATTTTCAAGTTTGGCATTAATATACATTATATAACCTGTAGTATTTAATGTTCTTTTGTTTGGTATTTCAGTAATTATGCAATTTTTTTCTAGATTTCTCCATTTGTCTCTAACCAATCTATACATATCTTCTAATAGCTCAATTGCCATATCACATATTTTATAAATAATTTCATTGTCGCTTTCAGACTCATATTCATATTTTAAAGATAGCAAGTCAGTATCGATTCCAATGATTTTTCTGGAATTATTATCTATTATATCTTTGTTGTATTTTATATTATAGAGGATTTCTAATTCTGTTTCAACTGTCAACATTGCAGAATAAAGGCTATTATCTGATATAAGGGATTTGATTTCCTTTATTCCAGATAATAGCCTATATTGTTTTAATTCGTAATCGTAAGGAGGTTCTGTTAACCAATTTTTATTAAAGATGTTCATATACTATGTATCACAACATACATGCTAATATTTAACAAAAACTTATTATATTATAATATTCTTCTAGATTCTGTTGTGTTTTTACCTTTATGGATATCCATTTTATCTTCAGTTACAACAGGAAGTCCACACTGTAATATAAACCAACTTGCCTCAATCTCGGCTTCTTCTTTGGAAATTTTAAGAACATCTCTCATTCGAAGAACGCAATGATTAATAAACACGCTTTCCTTTTCGGGAGTTGTCGTGTATTCCATATACCACATTGGATTTTCACTAACATCTTCAAACTTTACGTTATGATCGATTAACTGATAGTTTTTTAATTCAACGAGTAGATTTCTGTGTTTTTCTCTTTGTGTCATAATAAAAGTAAAGATATCAATAGTTCATTGTCATTTAGTCTAACATATTCGTCATGTGATATGTCTACCATATATGATCCTTCGAAGTAATTTGCAGCTATTTTAATAGGTTCACTTCCAGGCTCTATTTGTTCCTTCTGTAATAATTTATTTAAGCCATATATGTCGCTTTGCATTATGTAAAAATGTACTCTCATATTATCGCTTGGCAGTAATGATTTCATCTATAATTCCATATTTTAATGCCTCTTCGGCGTTTAACCACAAATCCCGGGTTGCGTCTTTCATTACCTGTTCTGGTTTTTTACCACAGTATTCTCCTAACAAATTAAATAATTCTTTGTTAACTTTTTTCCATTCAGCCCAATCAATTTCTGCGTCTTGAATGTTTCCACTAAATCCACCTGAAGATTGATGTAACATAGTAGTAGAGTGCCTTAGTGAACTTCTCTTGCCCTTAGTTCCTGCTCCTAATAAAACAGAACCCATCGATGCGGCCATTCCCGTGTTAACTGTTTTTATATCTGAGTTGATATATTCCATTACATCAACCATAGAAAGACCTGATTTCACAGAACCTCCTCCCGAATCAATATGCATTGTTATATCTCTTTTATCAACAGAATCCAGAAACATTAATTGCGCCTGTACTATCGTTGACATATTATCATTCACAGTTCCGGCAACCCATAGAACGCGGTCCATCATAAGTCTTGAAAAAATATCCATTTGTGTTGCTCTCAATTCTCTCTCCTCTAAAATATATGGAGTCATTGATCCTTGGATTTGTTTCTTATAATATTCCATAGTCGATGAGCTTACATTGTGATCGCTCATCGCATACTTGTTAAATTCCTTTTCGTAGTTCATTTATAATTTTTCTAAAAGTTGTTTTACATTATTACATTTTTCATATTGTTCTTCTTCCACATAGAAATCAATACTTCTTATAACCGCCTGTTTGTATGCTTTCTTCGGAAGTTTTGCTACCATTACAGTTCCATCCTTTGCTATAAAGTGGCATAATACTATTTCGTTAATTTCTCCTCTTATATTTTTTTCAATGAACTCAATAATGTTATCATGAAATTGTGAAGTGTCTGCTATTAACATAGCATCATCTATGTCTATGCTAAACTTTGGAATTTTATACATGTTGTCTATCATACTTTATTTATATTAAGATATTCACATAATATTTTATAATACTCATGTTTATCTTTGTTATTATTAACCGCTTCATTTATATTATTTATCATTTTAATACCATGATCGGTGATTATCATATTACCATTTTCAATATTGAACAACGGAGTAGTTAAATTCATATTATATTGATTAACATGAGGATGACCCATTAATATTTTTTCAGCTAATTCATAATGTCTTTGATAAAAGTGAATATTATCGGAGTAGTGGTGATATATTCCTAATTCTAATTCAGGATATGTTGGCTTAAGCCACATATGAACATGTTGTTGTACTAATGCAAAGAAAGGGGCATCAAATGTAAGACCATAAAAAATATCATTGGATCTCATTTGTACTTTCATATCCAACATGTTATCTCTAATCGAAAAATTAAGATACATTGTGCACACAAAATCTTTATTACCTTTTACTTGATATTTAGGTTGATTTAAGAAAGCAATTG